AACAGTGGTACACACGTTTGGCGTCATGCAGCATCTGGAACAGCAGGTAATGATATTACTTGGACAGAAAGTATGCGCATCGACGGCTCTGGACGGGTCGGTATTGGTCAATCTATCCCGTCGTCTATGCTTCATGTGAAGCCATCATCAGATACTAATAGCCAAATTACTATTGAGCATCCAAGCGGTGGTAACAGCTATGGTGGGTTTGTTCGTTCACTATCAGGAACTAATCAGGGTCTAGCCTTTGGCGGTTATTTCAATGGCACGTCAACAGAAGTTATGCGCATCAAAGGCGATGGAACCGTTAATTTTGTTTCGCCAACTAGCAGCGTAATTGATTTAAACTTTACAGCCTCAGATTTAACTACTTACGCAAAAATTGAAGGTGGTAAATCAGGATCAGGCATTGGAGATTTACGTTTTTACACTTACTCAGGTGGTATTGCAGAACGACTCCGCATCGACAGTAGCGGGAACTTGCTTGTGGGAACTACTGATACTAGCCTGTTTAATAACACAAGCGGTGGCGGCTTTCATGCTCAATCCAATGGATTTACTGAGGTTGCATATGAAAGCGCAAATGCGGCTGACCCTGCATTCCTAGTCAATAACACTGGGGCGGATGGGGATATTATTCAGTTCCGCAAAGACGGCACCACGGTGGGGAGTATTGGGTCGGCAGGTGGTGATCTGGTTATAGGAACTACCGATACAGGAATCCATTTTCACGATGGTGTAGATAGTATTATTCCGTGGAATGTCTCAACAGTTAATTACCGTGATGCCGCAATTGACCTTGGAACTTCTAGCTATCGCTTCAAAGACCTCTACCTATCAGGCGGTGTCTACCTTGGCGGCACTGGGTCGGCTAATCATCTGGATGACTATGAAAAGGGAACTTTTACTCCACAAATTGCAGATGCAGCAAGCGGTGGAAACTCAACGACAACGGGCAGCACCATTGATGGTCATTATGTGAAAGTTGGTGACTTAGTTTACGTAAGTGTAAGGATAATTTTTCCAAATACGTCAGGTCTTACATCTGGAAATGTTTTGTATATTAGAAACTTGCCTTTTACTTGTTTCAGTGTGAATGGAGCGCACCCTCTGTCAATAGGAACGGCAAGAAATATTGATTACTCTTATGATATGATAACAGCCCAAATAAATTCTAATGCAACATATTTTAACTTAGAAAGTAATAGGTCAGATGCAAGTGAAGAAGAAATAACTTGCGGTCAGTTTTCTGGCGATGGCACTGCATCGTCTCCTGTTCTGTATGTAGCAGGAACATATCGCACAACTTAACCACCCCTGTTGGATTACAGGGTAGTCAGTCCAACCATCATAGGAGATAAACAAGATGGCACTAACAGAAGAAACAGTACAAGACAAAATAGAGATCGTGGGTGACTTTAAACATGTTCAGGTTCGCTCCGCAGTGATTATTAAGCGTGATGGCACAGAGATTAGTCGTGGCTACTCACGCCATGTCGTAGCACCAGATGCAGACATCTCAGGTGAAACTGACGAAGTTAAAGCCATCTGCAATGCCGTCCACACAGACACAGTTAAAGCAGCTTATGCCGCACACTTAGCAGAATAGGAGATTTATCATGGCAATCACATACACTTGGACTATCCCCACCGTAGAACGCAACCTTAGTGACGGTGGCATCACTACTATCCACTGGCGCTGCACTGGAGTTGATGGCGATCACTCAGCAAGCAGCTACGGCACAACAGGCCATGAGCCAGATGCATCAGGCAGCGGCTTCATTGCTTACGACAGCGTTACTGAGGCAAATTGCATTGCTTGGGTGCAAGGATCGGTATCCAAAGAAGATACTGAAGCGGCTCTTGCTGCTCAGATTGAAGCAGACAAAAACCCCACCAGTGGCGCAGGAACTCCTTGGGCTGCATAACTTAGAAGGAAAGTAAAATGGCTGAAGATAAAAAGGCTACGATTACAATAGACGACAAAGATTATACTGAAGATCAATTAACAAATGAACAAAAGGTTATGGTTAATCACATTAATTCATTGCAGCAAAAAATTAACAGCGCAGAGTTTAACCTAGACCAACTTAGAGTCGGTCAAAAAGCTTTTGTAGATATGTTAAAAGGCAGTTTAGAGAAAGTAGACGAAGCTGCATAAAAAATGTAGTATAGCTTAAAACAAGGATTTACGAGATGCCAAGTACATGGACACTTAACAACGCTATAGAAAAAATAGCTGACGGTGAAAAAACGGATACATGGGGTCAGATTACAAATCGTAACTTTGACATTTTGGATCGTGCAGTTAGTGGCGTTGGAACAATAGATCTGTCTAGCTCTGCGGCGGCTCACACGCTGTACACAACAGATGGAACTGTTGGTGATGCTCTAACTGATGGCATGTATAAAGTTCTTGTTTTAAGTGGAGCTACTCAGGCTTGCACAATTACTATAAGCCCTAATGATGCCGATAAACTTTATTTTGTGGATAATAATAGTGGGCAGGACTGTACTTTTTCTCAAGGCACTGGGGCAAACGTTACAATAGCCAACGGAAGCACCGGTATTATTTACGCAGACGGCGCAGGTTCAAGCGCGGCTGTTACAGCAATTATTGATAGCACAACTCTTTCCAGTTTAGGTATTACGGCAACTGCGGCAGAGTTAAATAAATTAGACGGGGCTACAGTAACAACCGCAGAAATTAATTACAACGACATAACCACATTGGGTACTTCTCAAGCAAGCAAGGTTGTTACGGCAGATGCAAATGGCGTTGTTACGTTTGCGAATGGCACAATTACGGAAAGCACTGCGATCACGAGTAGCTCTAATGCAGCAACAATAAATTTACGTGACGGCGATAACTTTACGCACACTTTATCGGAAGACGTAACTTATACATTTAGCAACCCTTCCGCATCAGGGAAGGTAAGTGCGTTTACTTTAAAAGTTACACAAGACAGTTCAGCAAGAAGTATCACTTGGCCTTCCAGTGTGGATTGGGCTTCGGCTACAGCGCCAACTCTTACTACGACATCAGGTGGCGTGGATGTATTTATTTTTGCAACGTATGACGGCGGCAGTACGTACTACGGATTTACTGCCGGTCAAGCAATGGGATAGATAAATGAACGTTGCAACAAAATTACTCATGGCATCGTCTGGCGTAGGGGGGTTAGCTAATACAGACTTGTTCGCCAACGCATTGTACACTGGAAATGGAAGCTCTCAAAATATAGCTAACGGTTTAAATTTATCCAGTTTAGGGGGGCTTGTTTGGATAAAAAGCAGAAGCGCAACTAACGGCGGTCATATCTTAGTAGATTCAGTAAGAGGTAATAATAAATATTTTCAATTAAATACAAATGATGCGGAAGGCACCAATACAGAGCTTGTAAAAACTTTTAATTCAAACGGGTTTACTGTAGGTAATGACGGCGGCCTTACTAATGCAGTCAATGGTGGAGCTACATATGCGTCATGGAGTTTTATAAAGCGTACTGACTTTGTTTCTATTGTTGAGTGGACAGGCGATGGAGCAAGCCCTAGATCAATTGCCCATGGATTAGGGTCAACTCCTGCTTTTTTTATAATTAAAAATAAATCTGCAAACAATACTGATTTTATTACATATCATAGAGGTCTTAATGGGGGTAGCCTACCTCATAGATATTATATTGAGTGGAATGATCATACATCTTCGCAAAACACAAATGCTTGGCTAAATAATACTGCGCCAGACGCTACAAACATTACTGTCAGTGGAACAAGTGGACAATTTTCAAATGCAACTGGAAACAACTACATCGGGTATTTTTTTGCACACCACTCAAATAGTGGCACACAAATTGAAGGTAAAAATTTTATTAGCTGTGGATTTTACACAGGAAATGGATCTACAACTGGCCCTACTATAGATTGTCAATTTGATAATGCGCCTCGCTTTATTATGATAAGACATGCAGAGCCTTCTTCTGCATCATCGGCGCAAGCCGTTCATATTTTTGATAGTGCAAGGGGGTACGATGGATCGCCTAGTGGATCAGGTGACTATCTTTTAAAAATAGAAACAAATACGGCAGAATCTTCATCCACTAATTTTATTGATGAAACCTCAAGTGGTTTTCAATTAAAAAGTATAGATTTTGCAGTAAACCAAAGTGGAAAAAATTACGTTTATGTTGCAGTTGCATAATATTATAAAGGAAAAAATAAATGTATGTTAAAATAACAAGCGGAAGTGTCGATCAATACCCTTATACGTTCGAACAACTTAGACGCGATAACTCAAATGTTTCTTTTCCAAAACAAATTTCAGACAGAATTTTACAAAAGTATGGTGTTCATGAAGTAACAGTAGATGCTTTACCAAGTTATAATGAGAAAACACAAAACGTAGCGCAAAACGATGCTCCAACTTTAGTTGATAGTTCTTGGGTTTTAGGTTGGGGAGTAAGCGAAAAAACTTCTGAGGAAATTACACAATATAATGAAATTATTAGCAACCAAAACAGAGTAATCCGAAACCAAAAATTAGCAGAAACAGATTTCTATGCGTTGTCTGATGTTACTATGTCATCTGAAATGACAGTGTATAGACAGGCTTTAAGAGATTTACCAGCCACCGCGTCCAATTGGCCGCATTTGCAAGATAGCGATTGGCCTACCAAACCATAGGAAGCAAAATGCCTTTAGTCCCACTAAATATTCCCAAAGGCCAATACGCAAACGGAACTGAATATCAGTCTCTAGGTAGATGGCGTGATGTAAACCTTGTTCGTTGGCACGAAGATGCATTGAGGCCTGTTGGTGGTTGGAGGCCAAGATCGCAGTCTAATAATACCGCAGTCAATGTTTCTGGTGTTGTAAGGGGTGTCCACGCATGGGTCGATAATGACGGAGAACGTTTTGCTGCATTTGGGACGCATAACAAACTTGTGACAATGCTAGAAAGCTCAGTTACTCACGATATAACGCCAAGTGGCCTAACAACAGGGCGCGTTGACGCCGCAGTAAACACTGGTTGGGGCTCCGGCGGTTGGGGGTTGTTTTCATGGGGCGTTGCACGTCCAGACTTAGGGTCTATCCTCACCGCGACCACTTGGAGCTTAGACAATTTCGGTGAGCAGTTAATTGCTTGTTCTAGTGATGACGGTAAAGTTTATTACTGGGACTTAAACACCGCAAACAATGCGGTGCAAGTTCCAAATTCTCCTGTTGGATCTAATGCAATATTAGTAACAGAGGAAAGGTTTCTGGTTTGCCTTGGGTGCGATACAAGCTCAAGTGTTACAAATAACAGGCGTGTGGCGTGGTCTGACCAAGAAGATTATACAGTGTGGACTGCTGCCGCCACAAACCAAGCAGGCGACATTGAATTACAAACTAACGGAAAAATTTTAGCAGGTGTGAGAACTAGAGGTCAGTCTTTAATTTTAACTGACCAAGATGCTCACACAATGACGTATCAAGGGCCGCCATTTGTATACGGTTTTGAGCGTGTCGGTACGGCTTGCGGTTTGATAGGCGCAGGTGCATACGCGTCTGTAGACATGGGCGTTATCTGGATGGGTAGACGTGGATTTTTTATCTACTCAGGCGGCGCCGTCAGAGAAATACCATGCTCAATTGGCGATTTAGTTTTTAGCAATTTAAACTATGATCAGGCATCAAAAGTGCAATCGGTAGTAAATTCCCAGTGGAACGAAATTTGGTGGTTCTATCAATCGCAAGATAGTGACGAGTGTGACAAATACGTAGCCTATGACTATGTAGAAAATATCTGGACAAGTGGAACGCTAAGCAGAACAAGTGGTATTGATCGTGGCGTATTCCGGCTTCCATTTATGGTGGCAGATGGTGGCGTCGTATATGAGCATGAAATAGGACAGAGTTATGACGCTAGCGTACCGTTCGCAGAAACTGGCCCTATTGCAATCGGCACTGGCGATAGACTTATGAAAGTCACAAAAGTTATTCCAGATGAAAAAACGCAAGGCGATGTTAACTTAATTTTTAAAACACGTAATTATCCAAATGGCGCAGAAACTACGCACGGCACGTATTCTACAGCGAACCCGACGTCTGTACGATTTCAAGGGCGTCAAGTACGCATGAAGGTAGAGGCAAACCAAAACTCTGATTGGCGTGTCGGGATTATGCGTCTAGATGCTAGGCAAGGTAGTAAAAGATGAGCTTCTACGGTGTCCCACCGATTGGCACAGATTTACGTGTGTGGGCTGAGAAGTTTACTAATTGGATACAAAGTACACGATCTTTTCTAACGCACAGACGCGATTATGACAGTGCGGCAGAGGATGGTGTTATTTTATATGATCGCCAATACAAATACCCAGTTATATCAAGAAGTGGCGAGTTTCGGCAAGTTGTCTTAGAGGGTGGTCACGCCAAGTTTATGAGAACAACGGCGCAGACGGCTGCGGCCGCTAACACTGCCTACAGCATTACATATGATGCGCCTGCCAATAAATACAAAATAGACAGAGACGCTACTAATAACGAGCGCATTGTGTTTGAGGAAGCAGGAGAATACTTATTAAGTTTTACAGCCGAAATTACGGCGTCGGCTGCGGCAAACATTAAGTTCTATTTCTGGCCTGCTAAAAACGGCACAAACATAGCCAACATGACAATGATTAAGACAATACACAATAATGGCGGTGTTATGCTTGCGTCTAGAGCGTTTTTATTAGATCTTGCCGCCAACGATTACATCGAGATGAAGTGGGCGGTAGATAGCACAAATGGAAGTTTAGGCGTGACAGCCGCGACATCGTTTTCGCCTGCTTCCCCGTCATCAACTCTAGCAATTACAAGAATCCATGCGTAGGGGTGTAAATATGTTAGATAATGTTGTAAGATTGCACACAAAGCCAAAGGTAAATATATTGCCAGTGCTATCTGAAGACATTGATAAGCATATCGGCAAAGGCATGGAGTTACTGGCTCCGGCGATACTGAGGCAAAGTCACAACGTCACAATGCAAGACGTTGAGGACGACATAAGAGAAGGCGGATCTGTCATGTGGCTTATTCACCTCGAGGACACGTTAGTAGCAGCCATGACGACTGTGGTTGTAAAGCACCCTCAAAGAAGAAATTTAAAGATTGAATTTATTGGCGGTAAGCGCATGAGGCAGTGGATGAACGAGGCAATAAATCTGATGAAAAAATTAGCCGTTGATGCAGGTCTCGACGCTATCGAAGCTGATGGCAGAAAAGGTTTTGATAAATATGTAGATGCGTCGCCGTTTCGGTCGATGTATACTCACTATGAGATGGAGTTAAGATAATGGGTACTAAAACTACTAGCGAAACAAAATTACCCGAGTTTCAGAGAGAGTTTCTGGAGGAAACCGTCCTTCCATATGCTCAAGACATAGCCGGCAGAGAATTTGTTCCATACGAAGGTGAGCGCGTTGCAGGCATGACGCCTTTACAGCAACAAGCCATGACCGGATATGGCGGTTTAGATATGGGCGGCCCCCAATTTGAGCAGGCCGCAGCAACCTACGGAGATCTTGCAGGTTTTGGGACGCCAACAATGGGAGCCGCACAGCTTGGAGGCGCGGCAACTATGGATGGCGTTGGCGCAGTAGAAGCAGCTCAAGCGCCAGATCAAATTGCGGTTGATCAGTTACGCACTGCCGACATGCAGGCGTACATGTCGCCATACACGCAGGGCGTAATTGAGAGCAGCTTGAGAACGTTAGGCGGAGCGCAGGACATAGCATTAGACAAGTTAGCGGCGCAGGCGCAGGCGGCTCGGGCATTTGGTGGAAGCCGCCAAGGCGTAGCGGAAGCCGAGACACGTAAAGCATACGGGCAGCAAGCGTCAGACTTGGTTGCTCAACAAATGGAAAAAGCATTTCGTCAGGCGCAGGGAGCTGCACAGTATGACATCGGCCAAACTCAAGCCGCACGCACCTTGGCCTCGCAGCAACAAATGCAGGCAAACACCCTTGGCCAACAAGCCCGTGAGGCTGCGGCTGCCAGAGAGCAAGCAGCTCGCGCAGGCAACACGCAGGCAGCCAACCAATTTGCAATGCAGCAAGCCCAGTTTGAGCAGCAAGCGGCGGCGGCTAATCAGCAAGCGGCCTTATCTGCCGCAGGCGTCAGGGCAGGAGCAGCCGCCGGCCTTGGGGCGACGGCAGGACAGCAACTGCAAGCGCAGATGGCAGGTCTCGGCGCTCAGATGGGTGCAGGGGAGACGGCTCGCGGCTTAGATCAGGCAGGTCTAGACATTGCGTATGGCGAATTTGGCAGAGAGCAAGACTTCCCACTTACTGGCTTGAACGCATTGCTCGGCGCGGCGTCAGGTATACCGACGGGGCTTGGAACTGTAACGCAGCGAACCGGTGGGCTCGGGCCAATGTTAGGTGCGATAGGTAGCTTCGGTATGGGGCTTGGGCCTTATGGAATGAACTTACCATTTTTAAGAAGGTAGGAAGTTAAAATGGCATATATACTAACACAAAATGACATAGACAGATTTGGCCTTATAGATGCTATGGCAGGCGACGCAGCTACGGCGGCAGACTTGCAGAAGATGGGGCTTGGCACATTA